GGAGTAACTCGAAGATCTTCCTCGAGGGTGATGCTCCCACTACTCTCGATTGGAGCACTAAAAGGACTACCGAATACGAAAGGAACCACCTTCCCCCTACTCTTCTCTATAATCCCGATTGGGTAGTTATCATCGATTATTATATGCTCTTCTCCGAGGAGTTTTCTATCTCGAATATTGATCGAGTTCTCGATAGAGAAGGCTACTGCTCCCTTGGGTGCATCTGGGTTACCAAAGATGGCATCGAGAGCCCTTCCAGAAAAGATACCGATCCTATCTTGCTGAGTAAAGGAGGTTTTTCCATCCTTTATAATCACCATTGAGAGATCGCATAGAGCATCATTAATGGTTCTACCCTTGAGAAACTCGGATACCCAATCTATCTCCTCGAATACAAGTTCGAGCGAGATGGTATTGGCTTCGAGGTCTACTCCGAGGAGATCGCTCTGTAAATTTACAGGAGGATCGGAAAGAGCACCCCGGTAAGGGATCGAGGTATTCTCTGCAATATCCTCGATCTCTATGGGTACTGTAGAAAAACGGTATATCGCTCCGAAATAATAGATATCGAGCAGAAAGCATACCTCTCCACTCTCGATATCGCTTCTCTTAATGGTATCCATTACTCGATCTCCTCGAGGTTTACAGTAGCTACTCTAAACATTTCATCCACCCGCTCTTCTCCAATTACACTCTCTACGGATACCTCTCCAGTAGTTCGAGCGAGCATATGCTCTTCTCGATGGTTCAAGAGTACTTGGTTATTGGTAGGATTCTTTGGAATCGAGGGGAGGTATACCAAGGGCTCTCGATTGCTCAAGTATCGAAAGATTCCATTCATTAGATAAGGATCTCCATAGTTCGCTACCGGTTGCGCTCCTGCAGTACTGGATACTTGCCAATAATCCGGATTGAGATCATATAATCGAGTAGTATCGATAGGCTCTGTCCAAGCGATAGAAGCAGTTCTACGGCCTGCGCTCATCTTTCGAGAAAAGAACATACCATCGAGGCTCGATTGGGATTGGATATTGGGTGTATAGGTAATCGTTCTACCGCGTTGGTACTGCGGAGCGGGGAAAGCTACCGATCCCATTAGTAACGATCCAATCTGGAAGTACCCTTCGAGAGTTGCTTGGATTGGGATATTTATCGAGAGAGCATACTGCCCAAGGTTTACTCCATCGAGCCTATTTTTAAGGAAGGTAATGCTATCCGGGATAAGTTTTATATTACCGCTCGCGGGGATAGTGCTCGGATCTGTAAGGTCTGTATCGTATTGGAGGATAGCCTGCTTTACTGTGCTATCTGTGCTCCAGATTCCCTCGCTATTCATTCTGATTTTAACAATTACAGTAGTATCATCTCCGTTAGAAAGTTCGGCTCTCCATCCGATGGCCTCCCCATATTGGAGTAAAAACTGCTTTGTACTATCGTTTGAGATAAGGGTATTACCCTTCTTAAGATACTTGCCTTGGAAGCCCTCGCTCGTATCTACAGAAGCGAGAGTAACCCATGAAGATCCGCTCCAAGATTCGAGTATAAACTCTCTAAAATTTATATTGGAAAGATGGACTCCGAGCATATCCGATAGTCCCATGCTCTTATCTGTAGAGGCTACTACGGGATCGATAAAGAGAGGGATTCTCTGCAGAGCGGTATCCGCTTTCGATCTCCAGACCACGCGAGGAGAAAGAGAGATGCCATGGAAGATATTCTCAATGCCATAATCGAATCGAGGGCTAATCTTATACTCATCCTCTCCTCGAGCAGGTGCATCCTTAGAGGTAATCGCGAGCCCACCATCGATATATTGATACTCTCCAAGCGGAGGATATGTAGCACCCCGGAGATCGAATCTAAATTGGCCCGCTTGCTCTCCAGAGGAGATACTTACTTCTTGCCAATGCGAGCGATAAGTTAGGACTCCCGAGAAGCTTTTATGCCCCCATTCGATATTATTCCCCGCTCCGGTCCCACCCTTCGCAATACCTGTAATGGATTCGAGATTCCACTTCTTAGCCTGCGCTCCATCTGCGGTTCGATACCATATCTTTGCATCTGTATCCGTAATCGCGATTACTATCTCTGTGCTTTCTGTCATATCGTGAGAGATGGTAGCAAGCGTTCCATTCTTATCTCGTACCTGTATAGTACTCGGAGAGAATCGAAGTTTAAGAGATAGAGAATTTACGGTATCGTCTTGCTCAATCTCAAGATAGATATAATCTGCGGTTACTCCGCTCGTATTTTGATCTACTTGGAGCCTTATGCGAACTACTTGGCCCTCATCGAAATAGCCTCCACTATGAGCATAGCGATAGTATCGAGCATTCCCAGAGGTCTCGATCTTAAGCCCTTCCCCATCGAGGGCTTGGGTACCTGCTCCAATGGTTGTATACTGACTGGAGACCGCGGGAAGCATTACAGGAATATAGGTGCTCTCCCATACAAGATACTCATATCTCGAAGGGCTATCCACTCTGGGAGGGAAAGAGAAGGAGGAGTATCCTCCGAGAGCGAGATACCATATGCTATTTGTATTGTGGGCTAGAATCTTTGTTCTCCCCTCATGAGTACACGCAGAGAGCCCGGTTACTCGGTTAGCATTGCTCTCGTAGTCTAGGATATATCCATTCGATACCGTAGAAGTACCACCGGAGGCATATCTCCAAGAGGTTCCCATATTATCAGAATAGAAAGCAATTAGCCTTCCCCTTCCGTACTCTTGAGCGACTACCCAGATTATACCATCTTGGAACCACGCTGCGACCTCTCCCCCGCTCATTACGTTAGAAGTAATACTCGAGAAAGTAGTACCGAGAGAGATGGTTCTCTCGTTCGCTGCAGTCCATTCGCTACTCGATAAACGTATACCGGGATTGGGAATCTTAGTAAAGTTTAACTCTGTGCTATCCGAGATATAGGCTAATCCTATTGTACCATCTGGAAGCGATACCGGGCTAGGCTCGTGAAAATAACTCTCTGTACTGCTAGAGATTCGATTTACAAGTAAGAAAGTAGTACCCCCATCTCTCGATACGTACTGCGCTAATCGATTGCGGTTCGAGGTCTCAAGTTCAATAAACAGAGATACAGTATTATCGATTGATACCATCTTCATTTTCTTAGGCTCGTAGGTAGTGCTATCGATGCTCTCTGCGAGCCCTCTTGGAGCGATCTCCTGCCAAGTATCCCCATTATCGATGCTTCGATGCACCTTAATATTGATCTCATCCTGTACGGTATACTGGAAATAGGCTACCAAGAGGCTCCCATCCTGTAATCGAGTAATACATGGAAGCCCATCGCTCGAGAAAGTACCCGGAAGAGATATGAAAGTATTAAGGCTCGTAATAGCTCCGCTCTTCTCTTGTCTACTTACCTCTATGGTATTGATATTCGTAAGGTTATCTCGCTCCGATACTACCCACATAGTACCATCGAGGCTCGATACGCAATCGGAATGGAGATACCGAGCAGAGGATGGGCTCGCAGAGTACTTCCAGAATCCTGCTTCTGTTAGGATATGGGCTGCATCTCTTCCAAGTTCTACGGAATCCTCTCCGCTCCACTTAAAAAGAGCCTCTCCGGGTAATCCCCCCTGGATGGTTTCTACTTTGATCTCTTCACCTTGAGAGCCAATCGAAGAGAGAGTAAGATTAACTCCTGCGCTCTGCGCTTCTGGAATCCCTGCTCTCGCATTGCCTTGGGTATATGATGATTGAGCATCCCAGAGATTATCCTTCGAGATGGAGATGGAAGGGATAAGAAAGCCCCTCAAGTAATCGGGAGTAATATTTGCCATATCAATATCCTTTAATGCCTATTCTTCTAGGTTGAGAGATTCCAAGATCCTTAGCGAACCTTCCAAAGTGCTTGTACGGTTGGATTACTACGGTATTCGAGCGAGCCTCTCCCCCCTGTTGGAGATTCCGTACCCCTTGATCTCCTCCAATCCTTCTTACAGTAGCCCTATCCAGTATAGCCTCTCCCCGCAATACTCTTGCTTGCATCTCATCCGCGGCCATACCCCCCATATGGAATTGCATCTGCGGAGCGGGTTGCGCTGCGACTACTCCCGCTTGCGCGGCTCCGGCTGCGGTTGCGATACCTGCCATAATAGGACCCAGTACAGGGCCATAGGTTAGAGCCTTGGTAATTGCTTCCGCAGTATTCATCGCTACCTCTGCGATGCTCGCTGCCTTCGACATATTAAAAAGAGCAATTGACATATGGGCTCTTCTCTCCATCTGCTTGCGCTCTTCCTTGGATAGTTTCTCTAGGCTCTCTGCTTTCTTCTGAGATGCTTCTACATCGATCTCATTAGATGCCATCTTGAGCTCGTTTAACTCTTGGAGGCTATTGGTAAGATCTCCGAAAGAACCTAACATTGCTTGAGCGTTCTCAAATTGCTGCTTAGAGATGCCTATTACCTTATCTTCTTCTTCTTGTAGGTTCTCTATCTTCTTCTCATGCCTTAGAGCCTCGATTGCCATCGAGGCCTCTGCTTCTCTCCCAGTAGCGATACCGAGCATCTCCAGAGCAGCGATCTCCTCCTCGAGCCTTGCTTGCTGTGCTAATCGCTTCTTACCCTCATCATCGAGGAAAGCCTCTGCGACCGCTCTATCCATCTGCTCCTGTAACTTCTTGCCCTTAATAACATCATCAGAAAGAGCGAGCGCCTCCTCGATAGCCCGAGCGAGTTCCTCTTCTGCGGATACTGTTTTCTCTGTTGCTACTTGTCTGCGCTCGGATTGAGTAGCGGCATCTTCTGTAGCATCTGCGAGCTCTTTCTCGAGCATTACCATCTCTTGAGCGCGATCTACTGCTTCCGCTTGCATTGCCTCGATCGCTTCTCTTTGTTGGTTCTGGTTTGCTATCTGCGAGAGTAGGGCTTTCTCAAGTTTCCCGAGCTCGGCTGCTTCTCGGAGTCCATTCTTTGTTAGATCTACATTGTTCTTGACTGCGTTGGTTTGGAGTTGAAGAGTCCGTAATCTCTCCTTCTCTCCATCCGAGAGCACTACAGCAGCGTTACTCGAATCAATATAAGAATCCTTGAGAGATCGAATAGTAGCCAATAGCAATTCATTCTCGGAGATGGTACTGGAGATCGATTCGATATTACCCCGGAAAGATTCGTTAGCAGCCTCTCCTGCTTTCTGGAGATTAAACTCGTACTCTGTGATCTGGCCCGTAAGAAGTTGATACTCCAATCTTTGATCTCGAAGTTTCGATGCAGCATCGATTAGGTTATTCTCTTGCTCCAATTGAGAATCGGAGAGAGCCCTCTGCGCATCTCGGAGAGCGAGAGTCTCTTCTCGTACTCTCTCGAGCTCTGCTAAGTGTGACATATACCCAAGAGTAAGAGCCCCTACCGCTGCAGCCCCCGCGATTACTAAGGGATTGAGAGCAGAGAAGGACATAGTAAGACCTTCCACTACTGCGAAAGTATCCGCGAGCCCATCTGCAGCCTCTGCGAGTTGAGGATTAACACCCCGGAGAGCAAGCCCTACGGAAGAGAAACCTCTATCGATATCTCCAGAGGATTCTGCTACTCGCTCGAGCCTCTCTTCTGCTCTTCTCGCAGCATCTCCCATCGCATCGAAATCTTGCGCTCCCCTTCTCGCTGCTTGGCTAGCCTGCTTCGCTGCTTTCTTGGATGCTTCTGCGCTCTTCTTGGCTGCCTTCTCGGCTTGCTTAAGTTGCCTATCCAGAGCGGATACCATCTTCTTAGCTTCCGCTTCCGTTACGTTAGGCATCTGCTTAAGTTTCGAGATTAGATCCTTAAGATCTGCCTTATACGAGATCGATATCGATCTTTTTTCTTCTGCCATTATAATCTCCGCATCAAGTCATCAGCGAGAGCCTTTACTACTTTATTCGAGGCTTTCTTCTGTGGTTTTACCATGAGTTCATTAGCAACCCGCTTTCCTTGAGGTTGGATAATATCTTGGCCCCGGTTATTCTCGGAATCTACTCCGAACTTTATAGCCCATGAGTAGGGAGCGCGATTACTGAGATAAGCCTCGAAGCTTCCATCACCTAGAATCCGAAAGCCCCGCTCGAATAGTTTCCAAGAGCCCTTAGAGGTTTTCTTAAAAAATACTACATTGCCCTCGCTATCTCTTCGGATCTGGGGCTTCCGTACGGGCCAATCTCTGCGAGCATCTTTCTCGATGGTTTGCATCGTATCTTCGAGAATCTTTCGAGCATTGGGAGCGACCTTATCCAAGAAGCCTGTATAGAATTCTTGGAGATCTGTATCGATCGTTACTCCGGCTCTACCTGTAGTAATTTTTGTACTCATCTTCTCCTCAACATCTCCTCCATTCTAGCCCTTTTTATGCGCTCTTGCCTAGCCTGTATCGCTTTCGAATCTTCATTCGAGAGCCTATACTCGGCAAGGAGAGATACTTGGAGATCTTCTGGGAGAGTATAATACCATAGAGGATCCTTCCCCCATCGGAGAGCGATCCTCATAGCAAGGAGATCTAGCCCTCCTCTCCCGCTTGCGTAAAATTTGCTCGATCTTCCACCTTATCTTCGGAAGGGATTACTCGCATCATCTCGATAAGTTGAGCAGAGCCCATCTCGTAGACTTGAGCAGGAGTAACCCCATTATCGAGCAACCGATCGAGAATCTTATACCCGAAAGCAATCGGATCTCCACTCGATACAGGATAAGCAGGAAGGATTCTTGCATGGTCTACCGATACCGCGATAGCCGCTGCGCAAAGCCTTCCCAATTGTGCTCGATTGGGTTCGGAGCCCCAGATCGATACGAAATCTAAGCAAGTAGCAATAGAGGAAGGAATCTTCCCCTCATGCTTTCCAAGTTTTCCAAGATTTAATAGCATAGTACCTCCTATTTGCTATTACGCTACAGTAAGACCACCGTAGCAAGTAAAGTTAAGAGTGAAACTCGAGGGATCTCCTTCTGAGAAGTCCAAAGAGCATATACACTTACTCAATGTAACCGTATGGTCTGCTTCTAAGGCATCCGGGCTATCTGCTAAGTACTTGATATCGATAGTGTAGTGCTCGATATATGGAGTACCTGTAAGACCTGTAGAAACATTACCAGAGTAATTACCTACTTGGTTAATGAAGTCTCGAACCGAGCCCGCTTCTGCAGCGTCTGTAAACTGTCTGAAGTGGAAAGAGAAAGAGCCCGTTTTTGCTTGCTCATCTTGCTTGCGAACTGCAGCAAAGTTACCGCGATCCATTACTACAAGTTCCGAGAATTGCTGGGGATCTGAAAAGGTAAAGTTTCCATCCTCGTAGGCTACTTCGAGCTCTACTGGGGTTCCAGTACCATCGAGAAGAGTAATAACTCCATCGCGCTTTGTTTTTGGGATTGTTGAATATGCCATGCTGGCCTCCGGGGATTGATTACTATTCTATACGATTGCGTTAGATAGTGTGCAAGATATTGAACGAGAGAGAGATAAGTATATATTCTTGAGAGTCTGTAACGTTGCGCTCGCTTCCAGTGTATCGGATAGTAAACTGATTATCCGTAGCATAAGCCTCGAGCACCTTGTTAATAACGCTCTCCTCTGCATCGAGGCTCGCATCGTAATCCGTAGGATAGATATCCAACGGTCTTAAGCGATACGAGAAAAGAACTTGCATTGGAGTAGAGATATACACCCCTACCGCTCTGCGTTGCCTCTCTTCCATTGCAGTAGAAGAGGATACCGAGATAGAGAAGGCTCGATGGGCTACTGTGTTCTCTGTTCTACCGAAATAATCTGGAGTATGCTTCGATTCCTTGAAACCGGAGATCTCTTCGATCTTCGATGCTATTGCTCTGCGGATGCTCGAGAGAGATTGGGCCATTATCTCCTCCTCATCCTACGAGAGAAGCGACCTTGCCCATTCAGATAGATTACAGGCTGCTTAGCGATGCGATCCTCTGGGTTCGCGCTCTGTCCATCGTGGTTATGGTCATATACGAAGTTAATCCGCTTCCATTCATCTTTGTATTGCCCGTAATGCTCGTTAGCAAGATCGAGGTATCTTCCGTTACTTTGTCCAAGACTCGAATGGAAATCTCGGAAGATATAATAGAGCGCGAGATTCTGATGGGCTCCCCGGAAAGCCTCTGCACTCATCACAAGATACTCTAGCCCTCCTCCTTCGGTTCTCATCCGTTGGATCATCGTATACCAAGCCTCGTCTATATAGGTTTGGTACGAAGTAAGATTAGATGGTCTTAGATCTGCGAGTTGAGAGTAAGTAGCAGTAAGATCTCCATCCGATACTACAGGATAGAGCCTACGGAGTACGAGCGCTGCCATTCTGCGGAAAGTAAAGACCTCTCCTACAATTGTAATCTTCCACTCCTGCAAGTACCCTTCTCCGAGAGTAAGGCTAGAATCCAAGATCGCTGCAGTATGCACATAAGTAGGGATATTACCGGGAAAGCTAGCGGAGGCATTATCGATTAACTTCTCTTGATTAGGTTTATACAGAGTGTATCGAACCTCTGTAGGTACTACGAGTACCCCATCTCGATAGATTGGGAGGGTAGAGGTATTACTCTTCCCTCGCTCGAGGAGTTCCGGAATCTTTATCTGCGGAGCATATGGGGTATTCGTTGCCATTAGATAATCTCTTTGTATATTTCGATTCCCTTCTGATTGAAGGATTCGATAAAGGATAGCATATCCTCTCGTATCTTGTACTTCTCTTCGAGTTGCTGCTTCACTTCTGGAATATGCTGGGTATTCTGTAATCTTCCGATTACCTTGTTACTCTTAAGGCTTTCGAGTTCCCAAAAATGAGGCTCGATAGGCTGCAGAGTACCATCTACGATTAGAGATGCACTCCACTTAAGGAAGGCATCGCGATCGAAGCTTTTAATAACTCGATTCCCCACTACTCGAACCGATTGCCACTTAGGACAATGGTATCTCCCATTACGTACTCGGTACTGGTGTACATATTGATACTTAGCAGGATCGAGGTATACCCATCCTTCTTGCTGTAACTTACCGATACGAGAGCCCGGATTGCCTTGCTCTCCGTTAATCTGGTGTACTCCATTGACACCGGGAATAATACGCTCCAAGCGGATAGTAGGAAGGAAGTATCCTACGCGCTCGATCTTTGTGCTCTTGCCCTTGGTAACTTCCTTATCGAAGTAATGGAAGGTCCAATTACTCGGATGCCACTTGTAGAAGAAAGGATGGTTCGCTCTCTCTGGAAGTAGTTGCTCTTGTGTAGTTTGTATGGGAGCCCAAGGCTGCGGAGTAAAACTCATAATTTTTGTACCTCAATTTAAGATTAAAAGGATGGGAAGGAAGCCCTCCCCATCCAAACAGGAGAATATATTATACCAAAGTAGCGATCTCTACCCCGCGATCGTCATCGATGATAGCGATACCCAGATAAGCATGTCCTACAACCTTAGTAAGAGCCTTGGTAGCATCGCGATCCATCTCTACCATAACTTCTCCCATCTCCATAGCCTCAACAGCACCCGGAAGAGAAGCAGGCATACCAGTAGCATAACCGATAGCACCGGCAGCAAACATAGCAGCAGCGTAGTTTGATCCATTATCAGTTACGTAAGAACTAGTATAGATCTCTACACCCATATAAGAGCCTTTATAGTGAGAGCCCTTAGCAGAGATAGCCTCGAAAGAAGCAGGAGAATAAGATACCGCAGTATTAGCCTCGTTACGGATTGAGTCTTGCAATTCTGCGAACTGTGCAGGATGCAATACACACACGTAAGGGCCCGGAGCACCTTTATTAGAAGCGGCTGCTTCCAAGGCTTGGATAGCATCTACCCATACATCTACAGTTAATGCTGAAGCACTACCGACTTGAGCAGTAAAACCACCAAATACCGCTGCAGTCAATTTAGCGAACAAAGCATCATAAGATTTAGAGATATGCTCTGCGATGCGGAAAGGATCGATATCGCTGCCCATTCCAGTCATCGAAGCGAGATCGCTGATAGCGTACGCTAAAGAATTTCTCTTGCATACTACATCTACGTGTCCATCTACGAGAGCCTTATTACCTACTGCACCATCTTCGGTTGCACCGGTGAACTCGGAGAATCCATCTTCACCATCGAGGAAAGCCTTACGAACTCGGATAGTATCGGAGCCCATACCGTTAATAGAGCCTACGAAGTCCACGAAAGGAGTATTACGAAGGTTTACAGAGTCCTTAAGAAGCAAGCGGATCTCTGCGCTAATCATTTGAGCCAATCGAAGATCTCCGACTAACCCATTATTTGTAATTTCATTTGCCATTATTGCACCATTAGAAGAAAAGGGAAAAAATTCATTATCTGGGCTCTTCTGCTGTTTCGGGAGCGACCCTACCCGCTCTTATTTTATATCATAGTATCGGCTCTTGCAAGCATAAAAAAACCCCTCTGCAGAAGCAGAGAGGAAAGGGGGGAGGGGGAGGTACGACCCTTCCCCTTTTTTATGGGGAGTGTTAGGTGGGATTAGATACTAACAACGATCTCGGCAGCTGTAACAGCGATTACAGAGCGAACCTTAAGATTATTGGCATCTGTTAACTGTACTTCCACTTGTACCTTGTTACCGCTACTATCATAAGCAGAGCAGTGAACCAATTTCTCTCCGAGTGCATGGTTCAAGGTTACCCAAGTATTAGCAGCCAAGTTCTGAGGAGCGAAAGTAGAGCGGAAATCCGAACGAGATACCAAGATCTCACCGGTAGCACTATCATATTGAGCAAGGTTTCCAGTTGCAGGGTCTGCAGAGATAGCATTACGGGCTCTTGTATCGGTAAAGAACTTATTTACCGCTCCGGCTTCCTCTGTGATATCATCAGTATTAGCATCGAGAGCGATCTCTCCAGAATTGTAATTGATTCCAGTACCACCGGAGAGATGAGCATCTACCAAACTATCAGCATAAAACTTATTAGTAGCACCTGCCAATTGAGTAATATCATCAGTATTAGCATCGAGAGCGAACTCTCCGTTAGAAAATGACATACCTTGACCTGCAAAGAAGATACCATGCACATCAGAAGCAGGAAGAGAAAGAACCCCGGTACTACTATTGTAAGAAAGCAATTGGGAATCTGGGCCCGCTACAGTTTCCAAAGAAAGAGCCCCGCGAGAGCGAGCATCTGTATAAAATAGCGCGGTTTCCTCTGTGATATCATCCGTACCGACTGCAAGAGTAATTACACCTGTAGCAGCAGAGTAAGAAATTCCATTACCTGTAACCGAGATGCTATTTCTCGAGCGGCTTTCGGAAAAATATAAATTTACACTTCCTTCCGAGATGCCATCGCTATCGGTATCCAAAGAGAAAGTACCGTTAGCACCATCATAAGCAAGGCCCGTACCTGCAGCAAAGAATCCTCGGATCTCTCCAGAATCTGCAGTGAACTCACCTGTACTTGAGTTAAAATTGATACCTGCAGAAGCAGACAAAGAAGCGCGGATCTCTGCATCTGTAACGTCTGCACCTTCGATCTCTGTAAAGTCTGCTGTAGTACCTTGTGTATCTCCGTTATGGATAAAGGTTTGAGCGCGACCGGATACCGCAGTAAGAACGATAATATCTCCTTCTTGCTTCTCATCTCCATTAGTATAGTTTGCTGTAACCCAAGCAGAAAGAGAAGTAGCGGAGGTATCTACGGCTACGTCTGTAATGGTAAGAGGCTTAAGTTTTAATTGCTTCTCTCCATCTACTGTTACAAGTTCTGCGTAATTTGCGCTATCGGTAGCGATGCCTACTACGGCATTGGCTTCCAAGTATGCTTTAGTTACTGCGTGAGAATCTGCGGTCGGAGCACTGTTCAATTGAACCGCTCCCTCAAAAATATTGGTAGGTGCTAAAAATTGCATCTCTGTATACTCCATTAGAAAAGATTACGAGGCTCGATGCCTCGCTCTTATACTATCGCAAGATTATCTCTCCCGAGAGTGAAATTTGGAAAGTAATAACTACTTGGTTTAAGGTGCTATGGGTTACCTCTCCCGCGGCTATTGTACCATCGCTTAGGATAATCTGTACCATCGGCTTGTATCCGAGATTGTGATTTATCATTACTTGAGTACTCGAGGTAAAGGAGTGTACTTGGGGCCTCGCAGAGGAGGGAGCAAAGTATAGGGCCATCTTCTTAAGTCTCCTCGAATATGAGAGTAACGAGCGCAGAGGAAGAACTCTTAGTAGCGATATAGATAGTATCCATTCGATTCCTACCTCTCCCTACTTTGATTTGTTGCTTCGCTCCACTGGTTATCCAGTCCTTATCGGATC